AACTTTTAGTTTACCTATCTGGATTAACCCTCCAGCAAAAGTTAAAAAACAATCAATTATTAAACAGATTGTTGCAAGAGTAAACAGTACAGAATCAATTGATGATTTAGATTATGATCCTAGATTTATTGACTTTTTTGAACAATTTCCAGGACAAATATCAACACAAATTATTACACCAGAAAATGCACAGATATCAATTAGTGGTAACGAGGTTACTTTATTAGGTGCCTACGGTGCTAATGAAAATGAAAGCTGGAAAGAATTTTTAGATGTATATGGTCAATTACAAGATGGCATATCAAAACTAATATTAAATCATTCTGATGATGTAGAATCAACTAGTGATTTAATATATGGTACTTTAGCATATCATCCTACAGAAACAAACAAACTATTATTCACATTAGATACTAGCACACTACCATCAAATACACAATCTGCTATAGATAAAATAATTGATCCTGAAGTTACATATCCAGGTAATACATTACCACTGGCTATGAGCGGTCAGAGATATCTAGTTGTTAATCCAATAGTTGCAGGACACACTGGTTTTGGGTCTTTTACTTGTGAAGAAAATGATATCATCGAATATAACAACGGAACATGGATTAGAGTATTTGATGCATCTGAAACCACTAGTGCTGAATACGTCACAAACACAACAACAGGCATACAATATAAATGGACCGGATCACAATGGATTGATAGTCACAGAGGACAATATAATCGAGGATACTGGAAATTAGAACTTGCACCATAGACATGAAATATTGTACAATAACAAAAAAGGAATATTATGTACACTGCGGTCGGAACAACATTTATTGCAAAAGATACAAAAAGAATTTTACTTAACTTAAGAAGCGAAGAAGTTTCTTATCCAAACACATGGAGCTTCTGGGGTGGCAAAATTGAAAAGAATGAATTACCACTAGATGCTTTGAGACGAGAGTTAAAAGAAGAAATGGGATTTGTTCCACCTATGGAAAAATTAAATCCTTTAGATACTTTTCAATCAAAAGACAACGGTTTTAAATACTATACATACGTCATTGTTACACCCAAAGAATTTATTCCAACATTAAATAATGAAAGCAATGGCTATGCTTGGGTAAAGATTGGTCATTATCCTAAACCGTTGCACAACGGTGCTAAAATTACACTAGGTAATAACGACAATATAAAAAAACTTTATAAGATACTTGACCAAAATTAAATACAGTTATGGGCAAAGTATATCATATACATCAAATTAAATTAATTGAAGGTTTTCAACAGTTTGAAAAGAATCAAACTGTAAATAAAGATCTTGCATCATATTTAGATAAAAACGGTATTTCAAAACAGAAGTTCTATGACTTTTTTTCAAACCTATCAAGAAACGATGTTAGAGAATATTACAAACTTATTGTGTCTGCTTTTCAGAAACATATAAACAATTCTGCAGAACTTGATCTGCAACTAAGATACGATTTAGAAGATATTTATTATACTATAACAAACAACTTAAAAACATGTGATAGAAAATATATTTTTCCTTCTGTTTTAAAAAAATATCATAAAAATATAAATCCAGTGCGAGCTTTATATTTTGAAATACAAGAAATTGATATTATTTACGATAAAGATAATGCTGATCATAAATTTGTTATTAGCAAAATTAAAGATAGAGAGTTTATTGAAAAATTAATACAAGATATTAAATCAGATCTTAAATCATTAAACGAATTAGAAAAAAGATATATTCAAACTAAAAAAACATTTGAATTTTTTTCTTTTCCAATGACATACTATCATACACAAGAAATGAAACAAGATATGAAAAAATGGAGTGCTATTTTTTTAGAATATCAAATAAAATATAGCGATAAAAAATTTAAGTACGACTAAATTACACAGTATATTAATCTAATTAAATTTTCTGTTTCATCGTCTTCTAAAGATTTACCAATTACAAAAACTGAATTACAAATGCCGTCATGTGCTTCGGCAACTCCTGATTCGTCACTGGTCACAATCAAGTCGCCTTTTGCTACTGGTCCTTTGACAAGAACAGGAACTTTACCTCTTAATGCTACTGGTACCGTCATGCCTTCTTCACAACTGTTCATTAAGTATGCTGGTTCATGTGAAACCACTCCGGCCACTCTATGATCCATTCGTTGTGTTGACGCTGTTACTTCTGCATCTCCACCAAACACAAGAACTGTACCTCTTGAATATTCAGCATCTGTTGTATAAAGCTCAGCCAAGTCAGCATATTGAGCCGTTGTTGCAGTTACAGTTGCAACATTAGCCTCAATGTTTGCTAAAGAAATATTTGAAACTAGTGTTGTTAAACTAGTAATTGCATTTGATGTAAAAAATTTAAATGTGTCTGAAGATTCTTGCCAAATCATACCAGCATGATCTTCAGTACTACCTCTTTCAATTAATATACCACTATCAACTGTGTTATTACCAGCATTGCCGGCATTTCGATTCAAATAAATCATTGGATCATCAACTTCTAACTGAGTTACATCAATTGTAGTTGTGCTTCCACTTACAGTTAAATTACCAGAAACTGTTACATCTCCTCCAAAATCACCATTTCCTGTGATATCAATATTACCAGTGCCTGTAATATTATTTGAATTAAGATCTAATTGGCCTCCTAATTGAGGAGTAGTATCTTCAATTATGTTTAATAAACCTGTGTCAATATCTGAGTTTACAGTCCAATTTGCTCCGTCATATTTTAAAACTGATCCTGATACAGCTCCAGTAGTGTCAACATCACCAATATCATTAATTCCTGTGATATTAACGTTGGCTATCTGATTATCAACATATTGCTTTGTTGAAGCATCTGTGCTGTTTGTAGGTGTACCTAAATTTATAATCTTGTTTGTTTGTGCATCTAATTGGCCACCAAGTTGAGGAGTAGTATCTTCAACTATTTCTAAACTTGTTATTCTTACTTCCGTTGCTGAAATGTAACCCTGTGATGCTGATGAATCTGAATGTGCAGGATTAGGTGTTAAAGTACCATTGGCTGTTGAAGCATCATAATAAACAGAATAAGTTGCTGAGCCACCAGGTGCATCATGCACATTAAAATTACTTTGATAAATTGTTGGATTATTAGCTGATTCATAAACTGTATCTTCTGCTAATAAAGTTTCTCCAACTAGGCCTTTGTTTCTATATAATCTAATATAAAAAGCAGTTGTACCTGAACTTGATTGTATTTGATATTTTGTGTGTGCTGTAATTAAAATTTTATTTGAATTACTAGCTGGATTAACAGATACTGCTAATCCTGATGCCGCTTCTGATTGTAGTGTGGCACCTGATATGGCTGTTGTTGAATTGTCTGTGTCAACTACACTGTTAACTGTGTTTTGTGCTTGAGCTTGATTGATCCAAGCACTGCCATTCCATACTAGCGATTCTCCCGAGTTTGCACTAGTAATAGTTACATTGTTTAAATCAGTTAAGTTTGCCGCGGCAATACGAGCATCTGCTCTAGTATTTGTAAAATATAAATTTGTTGCGCCTTCATTTAGATTGTCTGTTGTTTTAGTTGCTAATCTATTGTCAAATCTTGTATCTGTGTAATAAAGATTTGTACCTTCTGATAAATCTGTAGTTGTGTGATTATTTAAACTTGAAACTTGTCCTGTTAACATAGCCGGACTTGAACTGACATTTAAAATTACATCTGAGTTAGCGGCTTGAATATTTCCAGTATGTACCCCTGTTGTATCGCCTGTTAATGTGCCTGAATGTGCACCAAGTGATACTGTACCTGTTGCTGTTAAATCTGTAAATGAACCTGTTGATGGAGTAGTAGAGCCAATTGCTGTTGAATCTATATAACCACCTGTTATATTTGCTCCTGGTGTTGATAAATTTGATGAAACATCTAAATTAGCAACTGTACCAATTGAAAAATTATTAAATGTAGCATTGTTAAAGTCAACTGATGAAGTTCCTTCACCTGAAAATGTCCAAGTGCCATTTCCAGCAGATGATGTATACAATATACTTCCTGCTACAGAACTACCTGATTCAACTTCTATACCAGAACCCGATCCTGGCACTGTGCCTTGTCCTGTGTTAACAGTAATCACAGAGTCTGTTGTTGTAAGATCAGTTGTATTGATTGCTAATAAGTCATTTACAAAACTAACATTTGCATCAAATGTAACTGTACCTGACGATCTTCTAATAACTTTTGCTGGCATTTATACTCCACTCCTTATACTATATTTATTTAGTTGTGGAAATTTTACTAATAAAGAAAAAGCCCCCCAGTTTCCTGGGAGGCTTATAATGTTTAACTTGTTTGTGGATTACACAAATGATAAGTTTGCTACTGAGATTTTTGACATATAGTCAGCCGCATTACCAAGTGATGATGCTGTGTTGTTTAACTCAACATAACCATATCTTGTCATGAAACTTACTACTGGTTCAAAAGTCGCTGGATCAATAACAACGCCTGAGCTCATTAGTGGAATGTATGGGCAATAGAACGCCGCCGCATCTACTTCACCTGGGCCTTTGTAACCTACAAGTACGTTAGCTGTATCAGAAGCATATGAGTTTACATATACTCTCATTGAGCCGTTTAATGTACCAACAAATTTAGTGTTAGTTGGTGCATCAAATGTACCTTCAGTTGTTCTTGCGAACGCCGATGTTGTCGCTGATTGTAGAACAGTAAGTGCTGTTGGGGACATAACCACCCAGTTACCTGCACCTCTTCTTGTTCTTTGTGCAATTAAGTTTGCTTCTCTGTTAATTAAGATGGCTAAAACTGCATGTTTGTCACCGATATACGTGTGTGTACCAGTTACACTGTTCATGTCAAAGTTTGTTGCCGCCGCTGTTGCTAGAGAATTTAGTGAACCTAAAATTTCTTGATCAATTTCAGCAGTAATTTCTTGTGCTAGAGCCGCCATAATTTCAGCTTCTACATCAAGACCGTGCATTGAATTGGCATCTTGTGCTGATTCAAAAGTCCATCTTGCAGATAGCTTTCTTGTTTTAGCTTCAACAGTTTGTTTTAACACTTGAATGCTTAGTCTGTTACCAGCCGCACCTTCTAATGTTGATGTTGAAGCCGCTTTGTCATCAACTGAACCTGAATAACCTTCAGCAATTTTGAATGGTGATAATGCTTCATCGCCTGCTGTAGTATCAGTACCTGATGTTGAGTTGAATGAGTCAGCGTATCTAACTCTTAATGTGTGGATTTGTCCAACTGGACCAGTCATTGGTTGTACACCAACGATTTCGTTTGCGATCACAGTAGGCATAACCCTTCTGATTACTGGAAGGATAACCTTGTTTAAAGCCGCTACGTTGCCGGCGCCTGTTGCACCTGCTGTAGCCGCCTCGGCCAAATATGTCTGAGTATTTTCTAATACTCTTGACATTGTTTCTTTTCTTTGACCTTCAAGTCCTTCTAGCAGAGCAGATTTTGTATTATCCCAGTTCTCTGTAATAGTTTTGTCTGTCATGTTTAACTCCTTAGACCTGCTAGTCGTTTAATATTAACGATATCATTATTTTCGTCTTTGTTATTTGATTCAGCTCTATCGCCTGTGTGTTCAGTGATTACTACATTTTCTGATTGCTCAGGTGTTGCAGTTTCATTTAACACAGCTGGTAGATATTTCTCAAACTGCTTTCTTAAGTTTACAGTTTGAACTGATTCTAATAACTCTGACATTACTTGACGCTTATCTTTTGACAATGGCGAAACAAGTTCATTAAGTGTTCTTTCTCTTTGAATCTTGTCTTCAGCTATTCTTAGCTTTGTTGTCATTGTTTCAATTTCAGCATCTTTTTCAGCTAGGCTACCTTCCATTTTATTGGTTTTTTCCTGCTGATCAGTAAGTTGTTCATTCAACTTACGAATTTCCCCACCTTCATTGAGGTAAGAACTCATGTATTCACCTGCAAACGCCTCAAATACTTTTCTACCAAAGTTGTTTTCTTTAGCAACTTTAATATCTTCTTTAAGAGTATTGAGCTCATTTTTAAGTGTTGAATCAACTGTTTTTTCTACAAGATCTGCCGCTCTTTTGATAAAAGCCGATTTAGTATCTTCGATAATTTTCTTACCTTCAGAAACTAATTGAACTTTCTTTTCAACTAGATCTTTTTTATCTTGTTCGAATTCAGTTAACTCTTTGGAGAGTTGTCTGACTACAAACTCTTCTAAGTTTGTAAATTGACCTTTGAGTG